AGAGAGGATCTCTACAGTACGACCTGCAGGATTAGCAAATACATATTGGTTATCAGTATCGTTAAGGAGTAAGTATCCTGTTCCTTTTATATTTCCATCTACTCCTAATGCTGCGCTTGAAGGAGGTGAACTTCCAACGGCAATATTACCAGAAACGGTTAAATCGTTGGATACATTAAGAGAGTTTAGTAAAGCGTCTGACCCGCTTACTATCAGTTTTTTCCAGTTTGGCATATCTTCACAATTACGGTTGGTTACTCTATGAGCCCACTTCCTCTTACGAGGCCAATAATAGGTTTAAATATAAATAGCAAAGGAGCCCGTAAGGCTCCATCTATTATGACTTAAATGTTTTGAGGTAATTTGTTAATGCGTTGTACACTTTATAAAAGTGTTCGAACTCATTTCCCGTGTATTGAGATGCTCTTAACTTAACTAAAATAAACTCTACGTCTTTACGTGATAAATCTGTTAAAGCTTTTTGCTTTTCTTTACTTACTATACCCATATAACTAATTTAAGAAATTTTATGCATAAATCCAAATATCTCCGGAAGTATCTACTTTAATATTTCCGTTCTTTTGATATTTAGATTGATCTGAATGATTTGAATCATTTAAATCTACTACTGCTGGTACAAAGGCATCGGGAACAACTGCTGTGGCATTAGATCCTAAAGAAGAAGTAAATCCAAATCTTGCTGTAGCACTATCGAATGCAAATGCTTCACCTGTTTTAGATCCTTGATCTATAATAATACCACCATCGGCAGGACCTGATGAACCAGAAGCCATTAAAATAAATGAATCTTCTACATTCAAGTTAGCAACTTGCTGCTCTGTAGTATCTCCGGTTACGATTAAATCTCCTTGTACTGTTACTGTACCTGAGAATGTTCTGTTACCTGAAATCGTATCTGCAAGTCCATAAGTTACTGTACCTCCAGAACCTAATGTGATACTTGAGCCGGCATCGACTGTTGTTTCACCACTTACTCCGGTAAATGAAATAGTAGTATTACCCTCTACTGCGTCACCTGCTGATGAACCATAATCTACTGATAAAGCAGTACCTCCACCACCTGATAAACCTGTACCTGCAACTGAAGTATTTAACTGAGTCTCTGTAATTCCTCCGTCAGGTACTGCAACTGTGATTGTATTAGTTGATGCTGCTGTACTAATACCGTTACCTGAAGCAATAGTAAAGTCTTCTGTTTTTAAATCTATAGAAGTATTACCTGTTGAACCACTTAAGTCTAAACTGGTTGCAAGACCTGTTAAACTTGAACCGTCTCCTTGGAAGGATCCGCTAAATGAACCAGATAGTACTGATGTAGCACCTGTTGATGTGATTATATTACTACCAATACCGAAGGTAGTACCTGTTAGGGTTAAGCCGCTGCTTTCTAATGCACCGCCAACTCCTGCTATAATTATGTTATCGTTAGTTAGTACTGAAGAGGTAATCTGTGCCAGGTGGGCATTAGATCCACTAACTATTATCTTTTTCCAATTTGCCATGTTACAGAGTAAGTTTTATATATTATAAATATCGCCTAATTATTAAATCCAAGAAAGAACTCGTCTGAACCGCTGTAAAACATTCCTCCACTAACTGCAGTAGGAGCAACGTCTAAAGGTTCTAATCTTGCTGTACCTTCTTCGTTAAATTCAAATTTTAATTCACCGTTAGATGAAACTGTTAATTTATCTGAAGTTCCGTCTAAGCCGAAATCAAAAGAACCAGTGACTTTTAAGTCATTTGTTGTTGAATAGTAAGAACCAGTTTGTGCAAAAAGTCCTATATTAGGATCAGTTGCCAAAGTTTTACCGGTATACTGATATACCGTTATATATACATATTGATTAGCTGATGGTTTATTTTGATCAAATTGTAAAACACCAGTCTTATAATCAAATTGATAATCGTTAATTGACACTTTAGCGCTTGAAGCTAAACTACCACTGTTTAAAGAAGTTGATTTATAAACTACTACATTATACCCAGGAGTTGCATCTTCTGTACCAGCATTTGTTAATGTTGGATTAGAATATTTACTGGATATAAAGTTAACTTGTTGATTTGAATTTATAATCTGTGGAGTAATTCCGGAATCACTACCTGCAGGATTCAAAAAGAACCACACATCTCTATCTAAGTTAGATTTAGTAAGTTTTTGTCTATACCAATACTTTACTACTCCATTATGTGTCTGTCCATTATGAGAACTATTACTGAAAGGTAAGTTAGTATTAGGTATAAGGTAATCTTCTGTGTATATATCCGCACTTCTTATATCCAGCGTAGAAGTAAATGCTTCTTGCTGCATATTTAAATCATCACTTGTAAATCTTCTTCCAAGTAATAATCTTAAAGCTTTTTTTGTATTATCTATTAAACCCATTACGACGTACTAATATTTATGTCAGTTACAGGAGAAGGATCTCCCTTATATCTTATAATTAGGTAAAATTCATTGTCATCATTATCTAAATACATACCGTCTGCGTTTCTTAAAGGCATAGTATATGTAGTTGAATTGACACTTCCACCTATATTCCCATACAGATTTAAATCATCTGTAAATGGATTTTTAAAATCATCAGCTGGTACTGAGCTTTCTACTACATTTGAATTAGTTTCAGTAGGATCGTATATTCTAGCTGTGGATAAAGTATCATTTACCCCGCTTCCGCTAGCACTAGACTTAAATAGTACTGCTGCAGCTACTCCATTTGATGAAGAATCCCAATTGACTAAAGTTTTACCAACATTTACTGTCATTGAAGTTTTAGCTCCACTTGTTCTAAATTTTCTTATATAGTATTTGTAATCTACAGTACTTCCGTACCCACTATCAAACCAATAACCATAAGAACCTCCTGGTTCTACTAAATAACCTGGTTTAACCTGTAAATCTTTTGTAGTAAGAACAGAATCTCCTGCATCGTTAGTAACAAATGTATTAGTTGTAAACGATTGACCATTAAATCCTAATACATCATTAGTAACTTTTATTCTATGATCTTCCCCTGAGAAGTCTTCTGATGTACCGGTTAGACTACTCGCGTCATATCCTTGAGCTCTGCTATAAATAGCCATTTTAGTAGTCTTAGTTTGACCAAAAAGAGTATTACTATAAAAACTTTGAGTAGACGAATCAGAATTAACAGTACTACCTTTCCAATTCCTACCAGATAATCTAAACTTTAATGAATATGTTTCATTTTCTTGAGAAGATCTAGTCTGTTGGACGTTATTTTGATTACTGTTAAGAGTAAATGAATAAGATGAAGTAGTATAACATATATCACTTATGTTAGGAATATCTCCTATACTTCTTTGAGTATTTTTATCTGCTGAAATTACTCCTTTTACATTAGCTTGATTAGTTTGTACTCCAGCTGTAGTAACGCTTACTGATGAATTTGATAAACTACTTGCTCCTATATTATTCCAATTATTAGTCGGTCTAGAAATAGTTAAAGGATTAGTACTATACCCGTAAGCAGGATCAAAACTACCACTAACATCTCCTTGAAAAGTATAATTATAGGTTGTTGTTAAAATATAAGGAGCACCTGATAAGGATCTTGAAGTTGCACTAAAAGCTGTTCTGTTTAACTCAACATTGGATACAGTTGCTGTTCTAGTACCAGAAGTAATGTCGGCAGGTATATCTCCTGCATATAAATAAAATCTTGTATCACTATTATTAGCAGTTTTAAATTGATAATCAGCCATTGACCCTGTTTTCAACCCTACTGATACATTATGTATTCTATAATACCCTGATGCTGATATAGAATTAGCTGCTGTTGCACCGGCTGTATATTTTCTACCAGATAATCCTCCATTTACATTATTAAAATCTCCATCTTGATATGCAGAAGGTATTACTGCTGGTTGAGCTGTTACAATTTTAGATAAAATTAAACCATTAGAAGTACCAAAGCTGGAAATATTATAATCTGTTAAAGAAGATGTAGTAAAATCAGAAGTAGCTGTAGGTGTTTGGTCAGAGTAATTATCACTAAATGATTGTGAAGCAATAACTCTTACATTATATGGAGTTGCTCCACCGTTTGTTAAAGTTCCTAAGCCAAAATAATTACTATTAGTATAAGTCGTAGATGAACCTCCTGCAGTTGCACTAAAAGTAAAAGAATTAGTACCAAAAGTACCTTGAGTTAAAATTGTATTAGGTATTCTGCTTCCATAACTACCATTAAAAGGGTTAGTACCTTCATCATTAGATCCTGTTTCAGTATTTAGCAAAAATCCTTTTAAAATTAAGTAATCTTGTACTGTTTCATAAGAGCCTGTCTCAGATGAATCAATAAAGGTTGAATTTCTCCAGTTTGCTGATAATTTAGCGCTTTCGTAACTATTTCCTAATACTCCATTTAGTAGACTATTTTTAGAAGTAGTAGAACCTAACGAATAATTAGTTATAACACTGTCCCAAATCTTTGTATTAGGAGTTGCATCTGCTACATCTAATGAGGAACTTAATACTCCTGCCATAAATCGTAATATTTCAGATATATGGGTGTTATGGTCAAAATTATTAAAGTAAGAACCATCTAAATTGTCTTTCCATTCATTAGAGCTTGGGTATCCTACTGTTGTATTATTAGAAGTAATTGCAGTTGAGCCGGTTTCTGTTGTTGCTATCGTTACAGAGCCAGAAATAGAATGTCCTCCGGACCCGCTTACTAATAAACTACCTGTAAATTGATGAGTATCGTCTAAAGTGTTACCAAATAAAGAAGAACCGGATTCAAATAAGATAGATGCACTAACTATTTCAGTTAAAAACTGTTGAGCAGTTATATTTCCTTCTACAGTTAAATTCCCATGACCATCTAAAGTCATTTTATTATCATTACCACTAGATACACTAAAAATAGTACCTAAACCATCTGATCCACCTGTGTCTACTGAAGCAGAAACAGAACCTGTAAAAATAGCTGTAGGATCTAATCCTATAAACTCATCTGCTTGTACAGAACCGGATATAATAAGACTACCGGTCAGTACTCTAGAGCCTGTTAAATCACCGTCAATTTGTTTCCATTGAATTAATGCCATCTTATTTCACTTTTCCTACTAATATTACTTCGTCTCCTGAATCTAAAGAGTATTCTGTCTGTCCTGTTCTTAATACTACCGATACATCTGTTCCTAACTGTAAAACAGTAAAGAAGTCATGAGGGATTGCTATACCGTTAACATATAGTTGGAACTTTTCTATACCTGCAGAGAACCCAGAAGGTGAATCTACTATAGTCCTATTATTAAATAATACTGTATTACCTGTTATAAAGTCAGAAAATATAGTATTGTTTATACTTACATAATCTATCTGTTCTCTTGTCATACCAAATCGTTGAACTCCTAAAGTACCTTGATCAAAGAATCTATAATCGCTGTCTTTTTCTGGTGTTCTTGCTTTTGCAGATAAAGTTTCTAAATCTCCTGCTAATTCTACGCCAAAAGTAACTGATGATTTAGAATAAAACTTATTCATACCGGCTAACTGTGAGTTTATACTATCAGGTACTATATGTCCATTCATAGTTAATGTAAAATTCGTCTTAGCCGCACGATCTTGTCCTTGAGACAGTTCAGTAGTCGTAGTATATGAGTCTATTTTTGCTCTAAAGCTAAATCTTTCAGGATCTCCCCAGTAAGAATCAGAAGCATAGTTAATAGCCTCTACTAATTTATTCATCTGCTCTATATAATCGGTAAATATCATACAAGAATAGGTTAAAGTTACGTATTCTGGTACAATTATACCGTAATATTCATCGATAGGGTTTCTATTATTTATTAAACTAAACCTATCGTATACATTCTTACGAGAAAATTGCTTTTTATATATACCTATATTGATAGGGTTATTAGCATCTACCTTATTTCCTAATGATCTATTCTTTTCTACAGAATCTCTTTTAAACATAATAAGAGGTGCTTGAATCTTACCGTTTTTATCACGGTAAAACCCGTCTTTCTGTACAGATTTCCATCTTTCAGGAGAACCATATAGAACAGGTACGTTAATCTTAGAGCCATTCTGTTTTACGGTAGGTTTTATTACATTACTGAAGTAGTATATGATGGTTTCATCTATATCTCTTAAACCTACTGTGAATCTCTTTACATCATCACCTTTTACACTTCTTTGATTCTCCCTTTTCTTAGAATTAGGAACTGGAGGTTTGCCAGTACCCAATACTGGGTCTATCTCCTTTTGAAGAAGCTCTGCTTGTGATTTTGGAACTGGTTTCTTTCTTCTAGCCATCTAATTATAGTCTTTGTCTAGCGATTCCTACTCTATCTGCTCTTGTTAAGTGACAATCTAATACTAAAGATATAGAATTTCCGTATCCTGCGGTTCTTTCTACGTTGTAATCACTGTTTCTACCGTAGAATAACTCGTTCTCCTTAACGGTATCTACTTCATAGTAGTCTTCATGCCACATTACTATATCACCTACCTCAGGAACAAGCTGAATGTCTTTTAAATCTTGTTTAAGTAAAGCAAAAGATGCTTCTCTACCTAAATCAGGACCAAATTCATCAATATTAATTACTTGATCTCCTCTAGTTATTAAACAATTGAGTTTAACTGGTTCTAAGTATGTTTTTTCTAACGCTTCTCCGTAAAGGTTAGTAGAAGTATCGACAATATTAATTTTGTAGATCAAGATTTCTTGTTCTATTACATCTTTCAGTAACTCTCTATTGATACTGACTAGTAAATCAAAATCTCTATTGCTTCCAAATAACATTACTTCTCTTCTATTGTTTCGTTAGCTATTTCTATCTCTATAATCCCCGGGTATTTATCTGTAGCATTTGATTTAAATGCTTCAAAGGCTTCTTCCCCTGTTTTTTGAGTTATTAATTTAATTTTAAATGTCATAGTCCCCATCTCAGATGATGCTCCTGCATTGGTAACAGTAGTTACTCCCGGTAAAGCACGTAAAAGTTCAGCCATATTTTCGCTTTCGCCCTCTTTATAGCGTACTCTTACCATACCTTCGTAGGTAGTAAAGATTATCTGTTCTATAATGGTGATTAACTTCATTACCCTACATGAATCGTTAGTGGAACTTGAGATAAAGTGGATCTTAGGAAGTCAGCCTCTTGAGACTGTGATTCCATCTGCTTTCCTCTCGAAGTTTCGTTTAACATTTCTCTTAAATTAGTTAATAAGTTATCTTTTTCAGTTCTAGCATCGGTTAACAAGTCAGCTTGGTTTAAAGTAGCTTCAGCTCCAGGTACTGGTACTGTTTGATACTTACCTCTAATATACCCTAGATTTTCTTTTGCTAATGCTAAAGTATATTTAAAGATCCACTGACGTCCTACGCTATTAATATGAGTATAAGTAGGATTATTATAAGGAACTTCTGCAACATTCGTTATTAACCCAGAATTACTATTAAAGTTAATAGCTGATTTATCATCTAATTTATAATATTCAAATATTAAAGCACCACTTTGCGCTGGTATAGGGAATATTTTTAATTGATTGTTAACTAATTCGAAGCTAAATGTTGATTTTCTTATTTGATCGTTAAATTCGATAGCTTGAGTTTTTAATACATCATAAGAAGCAGGCATTAATAAGAAATTAACCCCAGGACTCATTCTACCAAATTCAAAAGCATCCATTAAGGATTGAATACCTGTACCAGTTCCTGCATAAGGATCAAAGTAACGTTGGATTGCTGGTGGAGATTCGTAAAAGATCTTTCTTATTTCTATACCACCTGTTATACTTTTAGCAGTAGCCCAAGCATCCATATCATAATTTTGAACTGAGCCTGTAATATCTAAAGAACCTGAATATTTAGTTACGTTTCCA